TCATTCTTAATTGATTAACAGGTTTGATTGCTTTGTGTAAGTGTGAAAGTACATGTCCTTTGTTTTGGTCTATTAAACCAGAAGGCACATATGTAATAGAATCATCTGCGATTTTAACACCTTCACTTATTTGACCAGCATTTAATCCTTTATCATTATAGATAAAATAATCTTCTACACCTTTTATAATATCCATTGTTGAGCCAGGTTTTTTATCTTTATTAACCTGTCTAACTTTTCTGATTTTTTTAGGGTCAATGTATCTTACTTCAACGATACCTTTCTTAGGATTTTTTTTATCTATTACTTTGTGATAAAAAATTCTACCATCAATATACCATCTTCTAAAAATGTCGTGTCCTTTTACATCAAAATCTAAAAGCGACATTATAGTATCAAACTCTGCACGAATTTTATTTTTAATACTTTTTGGATAATCCAATCTGTCAAGTTCGATTGCAACTGCCATATCTTTTTCATTTGATACAACTGCTTCATTCACAATATCTTCAATCGCACTATCACATTCAGGTTGTTGTGATATCTCACGATACCTACGAACTAAATCAACTTCTGACCTTTCTCTGCCATCTGTGTCTAATACTTGACCAAAGAAACCACCCCCAGATATTTCGACTGCGCCGTCATCTGCTGGGGGTACTGTGAATTTTTCTTGACTTTTGGTATCTTTTGCTCTTTCAAACTTGAAACCAAATAGTTCTGCCATAATATATTCTCCAATTAATCTTTATTGTTCCTATATTTATAAGGAAAAAAAAGACTAGTTTAGAAGTTCACTCCACTAATAGAGTAGTTTTGATACTTCCATGTGCAAGTAAATTTACCAATAGCAGTATCGTCTTCACTATTAAGTGCTGGTGGAGCTCCCACTATTTTTGGCCATGCATTTTTAAAAACATATGTTTTTAATACTGTGTCATCTCTATCCATTAATTCAGCGGTTAAATCTGTTGCATAATCTGATAATGAGTTAACACCTGTATTTTCATCAAAGTCGTTGATACCATTTGACCATCTTTGTAATGCATTTAAAATCATCATGTCTGTATCCATGTAGAATTCTGTAGTCCAATCACCTGTAGTATCTCTATCACCAGCAATTATAATACTTCTACCTCTATATTTTAGAGCAAGTTCACCTAGTTCTATTGCTGGAAGTTCTGTTCCAACACATAGAAAAGAAGTTCTTCTTACATCTAATCCAATTGCAATTCCAGCAGGTGGTGTAATTGTTACACGAAATTGATTAGTACGATAACCGCCACCAATTAAATTTGCTTTAAAGTCGTCTATTTGTGCCATGTTAGCCTCCTACCTCTGAAAATGCCACCCCTGTACGAGTTGCGACAAAGTTTAGTGTAATGAAGTTAATAGAACGATTTGGTTTTACAAATATATCTGCGACAAATTCGTTTCTATCTATAACACTTCCTGTGTTGTTTGATGCATCACATTTAACTGAAAAGTCTGTGATACCTCTACGACCTTGAACATCTCTTAGGAAAGGTTCAATTAAGTTTCTAAATTGTGCCCTTGTGAACTCATCATTGAATTCAAAGAGTTGGAATTTAGCAGCAGTAGCGATTGCTTTTTCTAATACTAAGAACAATCTTCTTACATTGATTCTGTCAAATGCACTTGGTTTAGTTAATGCAGTTTTATCACCGAACAATACCACGCCTTGGCCTGGGAAGTTAACAACAGGGTTAACTCTTGCTTGATAAAGAACATCTCTATCAGCCTTGTCTGGGTTAAATGATAATTTAATCGCACCTCTAACATTACCTCTATTATATCCAGCAGGTGAGAACCATGCATCAGCAACATTATCTGTATTTGCACATAATCCAGCAGTTGAACCACTTAATGGTACGAATCTATAAACATCATTATACTTGTCATACATGTACATGTATCCACTATCGAATACCATGTAAGATGAACTTGGACATAAATCAAAAGCAACTCTTACATTACTTGCTTGTTTACTAGATGTTGTAACACCAACTGTAGCAGAACGATATGGTGAAACAAATCCAACACAATCTTTTCTACCTTCTACTAAGTTTGTAATCATTGTAACATGAGTATCTTGACCTGTAGATGTATCAGCAACAATACTTGATGAACCACCGATAACTAAATTGATATCTTCCGATTCAGCATTTTTAAACTTATCATATGCAACTTCAATTTCTCCAGCAGTAGTAGAATAGTCATCTGTTCCACCTGTTAGAGTATCTATTGTTGTTGTTGTAACAGCTGTATATGCTGTTGCAGTATCTGTTCCCCAGTTACTACCAGCACTTATATGGTCTGTCCAATAAATGAATTGTGATTTTGCAAAAATTACATCTGGATAATAGATACTATCACCTTGTGGTGATTTAGCAGATGAGTTCTTAGACATAAAACCAAATGTTTCTATAACTGCCCTTGTTCTATTTCCTGCTGTATCTGTATCGTATCCTGTTAATTTACCATCAGCATCAGCAACGACTACATGTAGTTCATCGCCTGTACCACGACCATTGTTTGTATTATAGTCTGATGTGCCTGGAGCACCTGTAAATAAATCAGCATACTTCCATCTTCTTTTAATTTTAGAATCGTCTGCTATTATACTTTGTAGACCAGCACCTGATGGGTCATCTTTTAATCTAATTGTTAATACTTCACCTGAAATTGATACTACTTCATATTCATTGAAGTCATCTATTGATACTGTGTTTGCTGTATCTGAATAGAATGATATTAAATCACCCACATTAAATGCAAATCCAGAAGCATCAGCGTCATCAACAGTTATTGTTGTATCGCCAACTGCACCAGCACCATTAACTAAGTTGTTTGTACTTAAATTTTGTTCGTATGCAGTTGCACTTGGACATATTTCAACTCTTAATGAGTTACCATGTGTTCCTGCTGTTCTTGCAGCCCATTCTCCATGAGAACCTTGACCTGTTGAGAAACTTTCTAAGTAGTGGTCATCATCTCTGATTAATATACCAGAGTTTGCTCCAGCATTTACTATTGCACTTTCTGCTCTAACTACTTTTAATGAATCCCCATATTTTAAAAAATTAGCGGCACTAAAAAATGTTTCGAACTGATTTCCTGTTGTTTTTGGTTTACCAAATATATCAACTAGTTCTTCTTCACTAGAAATATTAACTATGGTAGATACAGGACCTTTTTCAAAAGCACCAGCAATTGCACCAATACTTGTCGCAACGGCAGGTACTACATTAGTTAAGTCGATTTCATTTACTTGTACGCCTGGTGATACTAAAAACGCCATGTCATACTCCTATTGTGTATTTCTTTGTCTTTCATTTATTTATAAAAAACTTATATTACAGTTTGTGTTTTTATATGTTCCAAAACATATAAATAATATTATGTCAAACAGTCATTATAAAAAGTATAAACAAACCATTAAAGAGGTTACAAAAAGAAATTATCGTAAAAGAGTTTCTTCTTTGAACCATTATTTAGAAAATGGTAAATGTTTACATTGTAGTGAATCAGAGATAGCGTGTTTAAGATTTTATCCTCATGATAAAGAGATAAGAAAGACTATTAAAAGAGTTGGTATGAATGATACTAGTAGAAAAACTGTAAAAAGACTGATAGATTCATCTAAGATAGTATGTTCTAACTGTTTAATTAAAATAGAAAACGATTTATTAGACCCAACATTTCTTTAATCATAATCTTTTTTTCCATATTCATTTTTCATATAGTCTTCATATATTTTTTTAATATCTCCAGAACTCATTGGTGGTTTGTTATGCCAATCAACATCCTTTATATTACCATCTAAAAATCCCTCTACTACTTCTAACTTTTTTTGTAATATAAAAATCTCTAATTCTAGTTCATCTTTTTCTTTAGTAAGTTTTTTTCTTACTTTTTTGCTTTTTATAGCGTCTTCTATATTAGTTATTTTACTCATACTAATTTACCAATCAGAATTATGGTCTCTAGTTACTGTAGTCCACCTAGTTCCATATTCATCAACCTCTACTTCTGGTTCATCTATTCCATTATCTACAAATCCAAATGGAGCCATGTCTTGTTCTAGTTGTTCTTTTTGTTCAGCATACATTCTTTCTCGAATATCATTATCAGTCAATTCTTTAAAATATGTTTGGTCAACTGCCCATGCAAATAAAAATAAACATGCAACTAAATCATCTGTACAACCATCATCTGCTTGCCATGAAGAACCTTTTACAATAAATGTAGACAACTCACTCATAATATCATAGTCTGGTATTAATAGTTTGTCTGATTCTATTAGTTGTTTTAAATTAGAACAACCTATTCTTTTAACTGCCTTCGTAGTCCTTACTCCTAGTTGTGCTTTACCACCAGAGAATCCTGCTCCCAGTATTTGTCCAGCACGACCCCTCATAGATGCCATCACTAGATTTTCATATTCTAAATCAAACTGTAATGCGTTTGCAACTTGTTCTCCTATATCATTTACCTCAACTAATACAAAACATTCGTTATATGCTTTTGCAACTTCATATATTTTTTGTGGAAATATTAAAGGTTTGATTTCATTGTTTCTATATTTTGCAACTACTCTATATGGCATTTCTGTTACATCTAATACTAAAAATGCTGAGTAATCCTGTGATGTTCCTCGTGAAACATCAGCAGTAAGAAAATAAGTTTTCTTTGGGTCTGGTCTTTCAAAGATATCTAAGTCTGCATTACTTTGTATTGGGTCAACATAAGGCATTACTTTTAATTTGTGTGGTGCGATTAGTGTATCAATAGAACCTAAGAACTCACATTCAAACTCTGAGTTAAATTGAGATTGAGATGTGTTCCTGATTGTTTCTTCTTTCCATACTTCATCTCTGCCTGGCACTTCTGACCAATGCACTTCTAATGGAATGTAATCATTTTTTTTACTTTGTGCATCTGTCCATAGTTTATAAAACATATTCATACCATGTGGGGTAGATACTATCATTACTTTTGTAGATTTACCAGATGATATTGTAGGATATACAGAACTAAAGAATTCTTCTGCTAATGATGTTGGTACATATGCAAACTCATCAAGGAATATAATGTTGTATGAACCACCACGAATTGCACTTGCCGATGTGGATGCTGCAAGAATACTTGAACCATTTTCTAAATCTAAACTTCCTTTGTTCCATGAGATTACACCTTGTTGTAACCACTTAGGTAAATTTTCATATCCTAATTGTAATCTACCTAATATATCTCTAGCAGTAGATGATTTGTTTGCAAGTATAGCAATGTTTACATTTGGATTAAATAAAACATAGTGTAATAGATATGCTATAATTGTTGTTGACTTACCAGACTGTCTAGGAAGTTTACAGATTGTAAAACGATTATCATGAAATGTATTAACCATATTTTTTTGAAAGTCATACATTTTAAATGGCACAAGACCCTC